CCTGACGAATAATTTCCTCCAAGAACCATTTGTGTTCACGGATCATTAGCGGCTCACCTCCAGCAAAGTATACTTGCTTGAGGTTGGGAATCTGAGCATACATTTCTTTCCAGAAGTCTGGATTTTCATGCCATTTGTTATTAAAATCTTTACGATCCCATGCCATTTGTTCTTTGAGTTCTTTGGCTTGGAATAAAGGGTATATCTTTTTATGATCTCCCACCCATTGACTGCTGTCGTGTGGACTACACATAACACACTTGAGGTTACATGTATGTCCTAATCTCAAATCCAAATAAACAAGTTTCTCAGGAACAGTACCATCTTCCGCAGTTTGCTTGATTAGTTCTTCGACATCGATACCGTCTTCCATCCAAGAACCTGTTTCCCAAATACGTTTACTGGCAACACCACGTGACTCTTCAGCAATACACTTGCTACAACTAGCGGGAATCTTTCCTTCCAGCATAGTCAAACGCACATCTTTCATGTACTCGTTGTTCCAAGCACTCATAGGAGTTTCACGTCCAAAGTTTGCTGGCTGACCCTTTTCATTCTTTACAAGACCCACTGTATGGTTTTCGCCAGCACCGCTGGCATTGGCACTACAACATAATCGCATATCGCCGTTAGGCCTAGTGGCAAAGTGTATCCATGGCAATACGCAGAAAGTCTTGCTTCCTGTCGCTACTTCAATTTTGTCTTGCCATTGTTTAATTTTATTCATTACAATTTTTAACACATACCCAAGGCTTATCCTTGGTGTGCCATAATCCTTCTATATCGCGCCATGTTAAATCTTCAATAATATTTTTACTGAGATTAAAAATTCCCACTGTACTAAATTTGTCTTTGGTATTTTGTATCATTTGATTTCGTAACGCATGGACTGTTAGTGTTTCCTCTAAAGGAGTTTCTAACCAATCAAATCCCACCCAACAGCAGGGAAATACGTTACCCTTGGTATCTATATAAATTTCATTCTTCTGTTTACACTTAGGCTTGATTGTTGCGTTTGAAACTTGTTGTTTCCACACGTTAATATCATGTTTGATATCTTCAAGTTTTATAAATGAAACTTTCTTTTCTGTACTAGGATACAGTGAGTACTCAATGTTACCTGTTTTATCTTCAACTGGAAAACTATCCATATCATAGAATCTGCTGGTGTATTTAAAATTAACTTTAGTCACCCCTAACTCTGTCATAACTTTTTGAAAATCATCAACTTCGTGTTCGTTATGTTTGAATACTAAACAGTCAACAATGGCAGTGCCGCCAGCTTGTATAAACGCTGTCATATTGTCAATAATCTTATTCCAGTCAGTACCACGTCTATACTTCGCATGGCTTTCAGCAAATCCGTCAATGCCAAAGCTGACTTCAATGTCTAACTTGGCTAGTTTTGTCCACCATGCCGTGGATCTTGCGCTACCGTTAGTATGAATAGATAATCTAGTTATAGGATTCGATTGTCTAACATATTCAAATATTTCCAAACAATCTTGTGCTATGATAGGATCACCATAGTTCCCACAAGCATAAAAATTATCCAACTTGGCAATCCAGTCTGGGCTAAACCAATCTTGAAACTGTTCCAACTTTATTTCGTGCTGTCCTACAAAAGGGCGTTCAGCGCCGCCGTTCTTATTACGACCGCACATGGGACAACTGGCCTGACACTTGTCAGTAAGTTCTATGTGAAGATCTGTAATAGGATACATCAAGCAGGTGTGTCTTTTAGTATATCAAACACATTCTCGCCTAACTTGTTTTCAACTGCGGTTTTAAGATATGCGTCTTCTGCGATATCTCTAAGCAAGTTGGACAACACAACATTTTGTCGTTGTATTTCCATAAACTTTTCAATGTAAAATTCATCCATGTTGTTTACCATATATTAAAAATGTATTTTGGTACTAGCCCGCAGTTCATTCCTGAATGCCAATGTCTACGACTACTCCACTGAAATACATCACCTTGCTGTTTGCCGTACAGTATTTCATTATCCACTACAAATACATGCCCGAAGGCAGGTTTACTGATGTGAGCATGCCAGCGTAATCTGTCTGGAACGCTTAGATAATATTCTTCGTTGTCATTCACATCCCAGTGTATTGGTGCAAATCTTCCTGGGTGTACTCGACTGATCCACGCAGTAGCGTAGTTTTCAATACTGTATTCTTTACAAAATTTATCTACTACACTTTGATCAAAATGTACTCCTGGGAAAAACATATCCCACTGTACAGTTCCACCTTCCTCTACTGCTTTGTATCCGTTGCGCTTCCATAGATCAATTATTTCTTTTAGCTTGGGAATATCATCGCCTTCCTTGTGACTTGGCCCAGTGAATGGTCCAGGGTGTGTTTCATAGCCGCATTTTTTCAAACCAGCAATGACTTCTTCCCAATCGATAATGTTACTAGAATTTCCTAAAAAATTAATCATTAGGCGATCCTAAAAAATGAAACAAGTACTGAGGGCCATCTCCACCGTTAACACCTGCGTGATGCGAGCGATAGTTATCCCACTGGTATATTTCTCCGCGTTCTATATTATGAAATGCTTGATCTTCTAGAATTAACACATGCCCAAATTTGGGAGGATCTATAAAACACACATAGCGCACTAGGCCACCTTCTGCCAGCCATTCTTGTTCTTTGTCTTCGACATCCCAGTGGTACGGCACCATTCTGCCTGGCATTACTTTGCTGACAAATACTCTCCGGGGTTTAAGATTAAACATACGTTCAAAGATGTGCTGGACTTCTATGTCAAAATGCTCGCCGGGGTAGTAATCCCACCATTCAATTTGTTTTAATTCATAGCCTGCTTTTTGCCAAGTGCCAATAACTTCTCTGTATGAGTTTAGCAATTCTTGATCTCCAACTGCTTCCGCTTCGCTACGATCAACCACCGAAGTAACAGTATTATGATCACCTTCGTGAGTTTGTATACTGGCAATAATTTCATCCCAATTTATTAACTCCTGAGTGGTTCCTACTCTTTTAGCCATTAAAAATTTCCTTGTAGATCCATTGCATGTTTTCTTCTCCCCACAATACGTGTGTACCCAGAGATCCTTTGAACATAAGTTCTAAATTATATTTTCCGTTTACAAGCTCACCGGTTTCATCTAATCTTGATTGTGCAGTAGCATGTATGATACCATCCATATATTTTGCTTCTATAAAAGGATCAGTAACTTCTACACAGCCGTACCAATCAATAGTATGTAGCTGATCATGTGAGTCGACATAGAAACAATGAGGATACATTGTAAGTTTGTAGACTCCATCTTTATATGCGTCTAGTAGCATATTAGAAACTTGCGCTTGCCAGTCCATAGGCATAGTGCCCTTGTTACCATATATAAGCTCATTGCAACTGGTTCCCCAACTATAAAATATGCGTTTGTTAGCATAATCAATGTCTAATATAGTTGGAGCATATGGTTTGTCTTTAAATTTAGTCATATATTCTATTTCTTTAGCAAAAAAGTACTCAACTACATCTTGTGTATATCCTACACGGTCTGGTTGCCAAATACGTTGATATTTGTTTTTCCAATCATAGTTAGCGCAGAATGTTTTGCCGTCCGGACTTATAAGAGGCTCATATGTTTGTTGTGCCATTTGGCCATATGCGCCGTCTTCGCTATACTTGTAAAAAGGTTTCCAATCACTTATTGTCATACAAATGATCTCGAGAACTCCACCCCACTCTTGGTCTGTCGCTAAAGAAGCAACTGGCAATCCACTTGGTGCCGGCAGTGATTTTTTTACTTTCGTGTATGGTGGACCAATTGGTTGCTTCGTCGTAGTCTTGTTGAAAATATAAAAAGCTACCTGTCTTAGGTGTTACATTCACATTATGTTTGGGGAAAAAAGTGTCGCCACCTACAAAGTCGTCGTTAAGATAAAAGATGCCGGTACCGACTCTGTCGCCGCCGTTCTTATAATAATTAATCTGTCTTGGATCGTACGGATAGTCGTGATGATAGGCAAGGAACTGCCCTGTTTCATAGTTGTAAATGTCAATGGCTTCGATGTGGCTATACGGAATACGTGCAGCCTGTACAACTGCTGTAGCAAGGATATCGTAATCGTACGGATTAACTCCTAAACTGATTCCCCGGTTCTCCACTTCCTCTGTTACTTGGGCATGAGATTCAACGCGGCTTTGGTAGCCACTGTTTTTATTCATTCCAGTTTGACTATGTTTGGCAATTAGCTGTTTACAAAACTCGGCAGTCAACATATTATCAAACACACTGATGCGAGGTAGTTCTAATAGCTTGTGTTCTTCGAGTTGTAAGACTGTGATATTCCTTGCTCTGAGCCCATTAGCCGTTTCTTCCCTGTCAAAAATTACACACTGTAACTCAAACATTGTTTTTGGATTGTTATTAATATCGCATTGTTCTGCATAAACACTTGCACTATCCGAATCGGACACGATAAATCCATATCCTTTAGCATCGTTATACCACTTTACTGTTCCTGTTTCTTGTGAATTATTTTTCATATATCTTTTTCCAAATTTCTATTGTACGGTCTAGCCCTTCGTCTATGCTTACAATAGGTTTCCATCCAAGTGTCTTAGTAATTAAATTGTGATTACTATTGAGCCAATAAATCTCGCCCGGCCTAAATAATTTAGTACCCCAATTGATATTACCCTTCCAATTTAATTTGTCTGCAATTTTCTGTGCGTAGTCTTTGATTTTTATTGCGTTGTCGGGCCCTATGGTAAAAATTTTACCTTGTACCTTGTCTGGACTGTTGATGATTTTAATCCAAACATCCAACAAATCGGTAATAAAAATGAAATTTCTATATGGTTCCCCGTAACCCAAGTTTACTTCGTTGGGATTATCTAGCATCTGACTAATGATCTGTTCAGTTACAAAAAACTCATTATCTTTTCGACCGTAGCTGTTTGTTTGTCTAACAGCACTGAACGGTAAACCGTAACACCGATAAGCGTACTCTAAATACTTTTCACAAGCATACTTAGCCACAGCATACGGAGCATTGGGATTAGGCCGAGTGTGTTCGTCGAACGTTTCAAATACTTCAGGAACTTTACCAGCCTTAACAATATCGCTAATAGGTTGCCAACCGTAAACTTCCATAGTACTGGCAAACACAAAATTCTTTAAATTCTTAACACGAGCAGCTGCCTCGATCAAGTTAACTGTACCTACATAATTTACTTCGCTAAAAGTAATTTGTTCGTAGAAACTCTGCTCAACTTCAGTACGTGCTGCTAAATGTACAATGATGTCTGGTGCGATAGAAACTACTTCTAGTGCTACTGCTTTATAGTCTAACAGGTCGCTTTTTAAATGATGCAATTCATTATCGTTTTCTAGTAATGGCGTGAGATGAGATCCTATGAAACCTGAACTGCCTGTCATTAAAATTTTCATTTTATTTCCTTCCTATAATCATAAATCTTTTGTACAGCGGTAACGCTAATTCCCCTGCCCATATTACATTAATTCCACACTGTTCTTTGAATGTGTTTATTGAATCAGCTGTTCGAACATGTTCTGGTATGTTGTAGTTGTTGCTTTGAAGCACCAGCAAACTATTATGTGGCATGCCGCTCAACCATAAATCATATTGATCCTGCGTGATATGTTCGCAACTGGTATTAATTACAACATCGGCATCACTGCGAATCTCACACATGTCTGAGGTAACTGCCCGGAACTTGCCTGCCATTTCTTCTTTCTTGTTCATCATAGTAGCAATAGGTTCACATGTGGGATCAATATCAACACTGCGAATATTTGTAATGTAAATATCACTCTGAAATAGCATGCTGGCTAGTACGCCAACCCAACCGCCGTGGATGTCTATACTGACAAACTTGTTGACATTGTTACGCAGATTAGTAATCAGCCATTCCTTGCTGTTAAGTTGGCCGCTCCAGAAGGCGTCCATGGTCCTCATAGGATCAGGACTTTGGCGGATGGCCTGCATCCAGTAGTGTAGATGTTCTGTATCTATTTGCATTTAGGTATTTTGCTATCGGCTGAACTAACGCAGCTAGGTGTGATACAGCGTTTGGGTCCTTTGAATAAATCAAAACTGTCTAACGTGCCCAACGGTGTATCGTGACAACTGTAACTTCGTTTGACTTCAGTGCCTCTTATTATAACACTTTGATATCCGCTATTGCAACTCCAATCTTGAAATTTATTGAAACCGAATGCATTAAATCGTTCTGCTTGATCGAACAGATACTCTTCTCCAGTCTGATCGTATAAGGCGATTTGATACACTTCCTCTCCCTGTGATGTTTGAGGAAATCCGGTTTGTAATAGGTCGATCATTTCCTTAGTATAACCATCTACTACCCGACTCGCAGTGGGATCGCTCTGAGGTTTGAGTGTGACATTGATTCCACGAGCATGCAGTCGAGCCATGCGTTCATAAAGCTCATAGAACTTTTCCGGAACCATTACTTGATTGACTGTGACGTGGACCAACTCATACTGTAATTGCAGGCATTTGTCTCCAAATTCTTGCTCTTTGGCAAACTCATCGTGGAAGCTGGCAGTAATACTTCTACGTTGTAACATCTCGGTGTTCTTACACCAAGTGTTCCACCACTTGCTACCAGGACTCAAGTTAGTAGTCATGTGTATGCTTTGATATGTGCTTTCTGTTTCGTCTAGATGTTTGACCAAATCAGTTAACTGTTTATAAGCAGTGGGTTCGCCGCCGCTGAAGCTCCAATGGAATTCATTGAAACCATTTTGTCGAGCCTGTCTTTTGATTTCATCTATGGTGTTGGTGTATACTTTTAAAGGCTGATGATCTACCTTGTCCGATCTAGCATATGGCCAACAGTAGCTACAGTTATAATTACAGAAGCGACCCAAAATCCAACTGGTGGAAAATAATGGACGCTGCAACATAGTGCGTTGTCCAAATCTTATTATGTTATCGAATGGTATCTTTGTGAAGTCTTGTGTCATAATCTGACAGTATTTAACTACAAAACACTTGACCTTTTGCGTTTGCGGTTATATACTGTATGAGTGGTCGTGAGTGGAATGGCATACCTCCGGTCCGTTGTGAAACGCATTTGGGCAAGGGCAACGTCTTAGACATCGCTTTGTAGGTTCGAATCCTACCGACCACACCAA